ACTCACACTCATGATCTTTGCATTGGTCTCAAGTAGATTTCTTACAATTTTAAAATTTATGTGGAGTTTATGTGGAGTTTATGTGGAGTTCTTGTTAAATCATTTCGAAAACTTCTAACCAAATTCCACTTTGGGCCCCATACATTTTAATTATATTTAGATCATAAGCTTGGGCATCATCTTTGAAGTATCCAACCCATTGCATCGCATCAAGTAGGCCTTTAGCTAAGTTGTCGCAGTCGGGTCTTTTAGTGCAAGGAATGTATCCCTTTTCTTTGTTTGCTTTGGTTTCGTTTTTAGTAAAAGGAAAGATCCAATAGACTTTAATCTTGCAAGCTCCCTGAAAAGGTCTGATCGGTCGATCTTGCATCAGCAATGCTCTAAGCTCAAGTTGTGTCTTTTTATGCTTTGAGCTTTTTCCGATGAATGCTTTTCCATCTTTGCTTTTGAATATTCTGTTTCCTGCTTGATGCGTGTTCCGTGGAGGTATGCAGGGAATAAAGCAATGATGCTTTCTCGTTATATTAAAGCTTATGAAGTCTAGTGCATTTGTACGCATTGTGAGCTTTCTACCAATCGTCGTGCGATTGCGGTTCCTGTTTCTTGTTTATTGAATCTTTCAACTAATTCATCAATAGAATAGTTGCTTGTGTAGATTGTAGGCTTTTGCCTGTCCATTCTTTCCCTTACTAATTCAAAGATTGCCGATTCTGCCGTTGGTGTTCCCCTCTCCTTGCCTATATCGTCGAACAGGAGCAAATGAGCCCTAGTGCATTCATCCATAAGGAAACGCTCGTTCAAGAGCCTTCTCGCCAATGATTCAGCCCCTATGGCATTGCTTGTAATATGAAAGACGCTGAACATTCTTTTTAATACCAACCAACTTAGTCGAGTCTTTCCTACTCCTGTATTGCCATACAGAAATAAATTCAATTTACGATTAGGGTCTTCTGCCCATTGTTTTGCTTTGTCTACTGCCTTTGAGTCAAGCCTGGATGTATCAGTATTTGACAACCCTTTGGGAATTAGCTTTTCGAAATGAATTGATCTGCTTTTGATCTTTTCTTTTTTCTCTTGCTCGAGGCGTTGTGCATATTCTTCATCGCTCACAATATTTATTGATTCTAAGAAGTTCATTTAAGTTCCCACTCCTTTCTTGTTGGCTTGATTTGCGAATCCCATCCACCCTCAAGGATCTTGATAAATGAATCTTCACGCATTACATAATCGAAAGACGCGACCCACTTTCTTTCATTGTCTCCTGTCATAAATGGAATCTTCTGCACTTTCTCAAATACTTGTTTGATGTCTTCATCTGAGAAGGTCTTCTGAATTTTTGCAATCAAGGTTTTTCTTTTTGAACTTACTGCCTGAACTTTTGGCAACTTTCCTTGATTGGTATCATTCCAAATATCAACTATATTATTTGTATTTCTTTTCTTATCTTCTCTTATCTTATCTAGTAACTCAATTGAAACGATCGAAGGGTTACTTGGTATTTGTTTGAATTTTTTTAGCTTCCTAAATTTAGCCACTCGCCTTCCGCCAACTGCTCTTGCTTTTGCTGAACTTCCATTGTGCAAAAGAAAGTTTGGGATAATTATTTGATTGCCTTCTTCTGTAAGCCAATTGACTTCAGTCAAAGCCTTGCCAAAGCCTTCCATAGTTATTCCATCAATCATTGAAAGGTCACCAATCATTTGCCCATCTTCTGAATTTTGGTCTGCCCAAATCCAAAAGTTGACCAAGTGACCAACCGCTTCCACATTCTTAATTTGTAGCAATCTGCAAAGTTGAAAGACTTCAACTTTTGTTGCCAGGTTATGTTCTACTTTTATCCATGCCATTTTTATTTTCTCCTGTTTTTTTAGTCTCCCATATATCGCCCTTGGTTATATCCATAAGGGTCATGAGGTTTGTTCTTTTTATATTCTTCTTGATCTTTCCTTATCTTTTCCATGCGTGCTTCTGCTATTGGGGAAGGTGTTACTTTAGGAAACCTCCACTCATAAAAAGGGTCAAATCCCTCCTTCATTGGATCCATCTCAAAACCCATACAAGTTGCAACTTCTTCTTTTTCTTCCGAGCTTAAAAAAGAAGGGTTGATGCCTCGGTCAATGAATGCATCTTCGTTGACTCTTACCTGCTTTGGCAGTTCTTTATTCCACAAGGTTGCAATCATCAAAGGACATTTGATTCGTGCATAATTCCAAGCGTTTATCTGTGCCAAGCGTATGCAAGGAATGCTTGATGGGAACCGCTTGACTAGGTCAAGCGATTCCAAAAAAGCTTCCTGTTTATTTTCAGAAAGAGACTTCTTCATCAAGCTCAGGGTCGGTTGGTTCGTGTTCTGCAACTTCATTAATTGACTCATTGCCTATTGATTCGTCAAGTGCTTTCCTGAAAGCAACAGAATCTTGGTAGGCTTCATTTGCTTCGAAGTTTTCTTGATACCAGGATAAGCTTCGTGATTCTAATTCTCCAAGAGTCTTTCCCTTGTTCTTTCCAATTGGAATAATAGCACTTTGCCAATCACCACTTGAAACGCTCGTATTGCTCGCAGGAGTCGCTTTTGTCTTCTGCATAGCTTGAGCCCTTTGCACTTCATCTGCCGAGGCGTAAGAGTCATCTATGCCAATGCCAAGGCAGGCCAAAGCCCGACCGATTGCAGAAGTTTCTGCGTTTTCTACAAAACTTGTAGAATTTACAAAACTTGTCGCATCGTCTCTGAACTCATGAGCGAGTCCACTAGCAAGCGTTGTTTCACCTTCTTTGATTATAGCTTTGACTACGCAAAAGCCTTCTCGAAAGTCGAACTCTAAAAGCTCGGTTTCTATGTTGGCTTTGAAGTTCTGCCTGAAGTGCAAAACCTTCTGATTTACAGGAATGTAATCATTCCCTTTGATGTTTATTTTTTTCATGTTTTTTCTGTTAGTTGTTTATAGTTCATCCCGAATAATCCATAGGATAAATAAAAGTTGTATTGCGTATGCTATTCCTAATATCATGACTTTTCGAATATTGTTTCCGACTTGTTCCAATGGAATTTCTCGAGTTGATCTAAGGCATAAGCCCTTGAGCTAAATATTAAATTAACATCCTTCACAAAATGAGTTGCTCCTTTGGCGGTTCGTATCTCCCAACAAGGTTCCTCAAAAGTAGCGTATTTTTTCACCTCAAAGCTTTTCACTACTCCTTTATTCAATGCATTTCGATGAATGTAATAGACTTCAGAGTCCAGGGGATGGGGAAGCGTTTCTTTTAAGTAAATGCTCATCTTTTAACCCTCCTTACTTTTCGCCCTGTGATCGGACATTTGATTGGAGTTCCCTCCTTTAAGATTCCGAGCCTTAAAAGCTCTGTAATCCTGGGTCGAACTGCGTTCATATCCTCAAGCCCAAGCAGGTTCTTGACCTGCCTATCTGTGACAAGCCTCTTTATGCTTGTTACAATCTTAAGGATCGATCCTTGGCGTTCACCAAGGCTTTCTTGTAACTCTCTAAATGAGAGCTTTGAATGTATATGAATTTTTTTCTTTTTCATGTTTTTCTGTTTTTTTATTTGTTAGCGTTTGAAAATATTTCTGCAATGTAATCCTTTATAAATTCAAAGGAAAAGCTTTTCCCTTCTTTATTACATAAGGTAAAAACTTCTTCAGGAATGAAAGCACCATGGCGGTCAAAATAACCATGGTGAAAAGTGAAGGAACCATTCCAAGAAATGAACTCTTGATCGTTGTTTGGGTTTTGAAAGTAAATCATACTTCATTCCCCCAACTATCCCAACCCTCTGCTGTTTCTCTTGCAAAAAGTTCTATTCTTGGTAAATCTCCAACTAAATCTGTAATTAATTTTTTAAATACATCAGGCTTTTTTGAATGTCTTTCTATTGGATGAATTTGTAATTGTCTTATATTAGATCTTAATCTGCTTATCTTTCCTTTAGTTGCTAATATACAAATTTCTGGATTAGCTCTTGTCCATCTACCTAAACCCATAAAAAAACTATCTGATTTTTTATTTTTCTTAACCCAAACAAAAGCAGTTGTTTTATATTCAAATCCCCAACCATTTAGAACTTTCATAAATTCATTAAGTTTAGGTAAAGTAACCCACATAAATAATATGCAATTTTTATCAGCTATATCTTTTACTGGTAATTCGCAAATATCTTTTAAAGTCATTGTTGGATAATGATCTATTGCCGAACTATTCATCATCCGTTGATAACTCCATGCAGGATCTGCATAGATAATATTATATTTTTTATCTGGAAAAGGAGAGTAAATCATAATTTAATTTTTAAATATTTTCTATGGCTGTTTCTAAAACCTCCATGATGCTGTCTACATCTTGGCGGTCACTTGAGGTAAGCAATAGGTCATTTATTCTTTGTTGAAGCTTGTAGAACTCATTTGAGTCTCCTACTTGAATGGCTTGAGAGGCTTCTGCGATTAATTGTAGTATTGTCATTTTCTGTTTTTGTTTTGGTGTTGATTTGGGGTTTGAAGTTATCGCCCCCCGTTTTGGTCTAGTTAAGATTGTGACATTTTAAAAAGCTTGAAAGGAAGGATGCTCACAAGGTCACTTGCAGTCCTGATCTTTTGTTGAACTCTTTTGAGCCTAAAGCAGTTGCGTTTGTCTTCTTGTGTTCTGAGGTCTTGGCAAATTTCATCTTTTTGCAACCAAAGCTTTTCTTCATATTGTGCGAGTGCTTGTTCCATAATGTGTAATTCATTATCTGTTAATTTTAAGGTTGTTTTGTTTTCGCTTGAGTTATTCATTTTCTGTTTTGGTTGGTGTTGTTGTTAATATGATGTAACCATAAAAGCGTTACATGACCAAGTCAAACAAAAATGACAAAAAATAAAAAAAAATTTATTTGCCCTTATTTTTGACTAAATAAAAAACCTTCAAGCTTATATAAACAAGGGTCATCAAGCCGATAGCAAGTCCGACTAAGGCGTTCACTTCTGAAACAATCCAGGAGGTTCCAAAACCTGCGGTACTTATAAAAGGCGTTTTATCCATCACGATATAAATAGTCGAGGAATAATAAAACCACAATAACAAAAGAAAAAATGAAAATTAAATCATTCATCTTTTGCCCGATGGTGTGAAGTAAAAACCTGTGACCATTGGAGCAAGAACGACAACAAAATAATAAGCTAACGCTCCCGATGTGATTTCCAAAGTGGTTTGCTCTTTTGGAAAAGTGACGAGTCCAAATAAGATTTCGATGTTTCCTTCTCCTCCGATGTTTTGAGGGGCAATGATTGTGGCCTCGGGAAACAGGATTGAAAGAATGATGACGGCGGAGAGTGTTGACATGATGATGACAGCCAGGAGCCTCCTAGTAACACGAGTGAAAAGACCGCCCTCACCTGAATTGATTTGTTTCTGAAATAAAAGTGCTTGTTCATTGTTTCTACATTCCCTTGCGAGTTCCAATTCGTATTTGTTTTGCCTTGCATCTGTGATCGCTCCAAAGACTCCTTTCAAAACTGAACCAAGCATTGCAGAACCACCGCTTGTCAAAAACATTGTCAGGATCTCAATCATTGCATGAAAACAAAGACAAGTTCGAGCATCTTAAACATGGTGTCAATAATTAGTTCACGCTCTAAAAAGAAAAAGAAAAGAGCAATGATCCAACGCCATTCATTTTGGCAATGTTGCATCCATTCTTTGTCGAACTAAATCAAGCTCTTTTTCCAAATACTTGAGCCGCTCAAATTGTTGATGGTCTGAAGTGATTGGTTTATCTTGCATTTCTACCAAATGGTCCAGGTCTGCTTTTGCTTGTTCTGCAAATTTCTCAAGATGCATCATTCGTGCGGATAAGTCTCCGAGCAATGTTGATTCATGCTGAACAGAAGTCATTTGCATTTCCATGGAACTCATTCTGTTAGTGAGTTCACTCCAACACCAAATTGCGGAACCTGTAATTGCAATTACTTTCGCAACAAAAGTAAGGTTCGCTTTAACTTGCGTATTTTCGCCCAACTCGGGCACGCTCATTTTAGGTAATGGTCAAGCTTGAGGAAGTCACGACATCAGAATCACCAACTGCATTGGAGGCAGAAACGCCATAGTAGTAGGTTCCTGCTGTTTGCTCGTCGTAGGTGATGGTGAAGGTTTCTCCTGTAGTAGCCGAGCTTCCTGTGTTTGTGCTTGTAAGTTGAATGCTTGGTGCTGATCCTGTGGTATATTCAGCAACTGACCAAGAGCCTGAAACAAGTTCAATTTTTGCAATTTGAGTAGAACTTGAATCCAAAGGCGTTGAGGTTCCTTTGTAAATTTTGAACTCGGTTTCGTTGTCCGCGTTGTCCTGAAATGATATTTGTACTATTGCCATATTCGCATTCGATTAAATTTGTTAGTTTGTGTCAAGTTTTTATATTGTTGCCGAAACATTTGTTGGTCGGTTTGGTCTTGTTTCGCAACTTGACCCGCTCGTCAATTGAGTTGCAAAAGATTCATTGAAAGGATTCAAATTTGCTGAACCTGTCCCGCTCGGCGTTATATCTTTAAGGATTCCTGCTTCCGCTAAAAGTTCAGCTTGTGAGTAGTTTTGAGGGTTTAAGGTATTCATGTAAAGCGGATGAGTTGAAGCAAACGACCAACGAATGCCGTCTTGAATATTTGCGTATTCGTTCCCATTTGAGTCAAGTCTATAAGATTTAAAAAGATAGATTTCGTCAGTCGTTAAAGTGCAGTCGGAGTTTAAAATTTTCTTGTACCAATAACCGAGATAAAGTGCAAACTCTCCTTGTTCTTGATTGCTAAAAACATAATTTAAAGAGCTGTCTTGGATTGCTGTATCCAAGGTTCTTTGTTGGTAAGCTCCATTTAACGAAGTCACATCTGTAATTCCTGAAACTTGAAGGTCCGCTTCCTCTACTGCTCTTGCTTGTAAATCAAGATCATATTGGTACAGGTCTACAAATTCCCACTTGATTCCGCGATCAATTTCGTACGCCCATCCCCATGAACCTGTATTTTGATTTGCTCCTGTGGTATATGGTGTGACTCTAGGGAATGCAGGGTCTTCGACTCTTATAGGATAGCTGTTAGGCGAAATGCCTATTGTTCGCAGAATCGATCCTGCAGGATAGAATTTCGGGTCGTCACCTCGTAAATAATATTGTTGTAATAAAATAATTGTTTCACCATATCCATTGAACTGCGTGACATCAAAAAACGGATCTAGGTTATATGAAACCTCGACCGCATTCACAAGGCTCGGAGGCAATGCAAATTTTTCCGCAGTAACTAAGCTTGGAACATCGGGCAGGCTGACATTTGTCGGCAAGAATTTAATTGACCCTAAAGTGCCTGGAATTGTCGTTTCGTAAAAGCTGAAATTTTCTTCAGTAAAGCCAATACCTGAAGTCTGATAAATGCTTTGATTTGTGTTCCTGAAATATAAGTTCCACGAAATTGTTGTTGCTGTTACAGCAGAAGCATAGATACGCTCAATTCCTCCTGTTGCGTGAGTCTGACAATTTGAACCTGAACATTCATAGACAGGGGCATTATTCTCAAGGGTCGATCCATCCCACACAAATGTTTTGTCATTCAATACTGCAAAATCTTGCGTCCCTTCAAATACATAAGCCTGCGGGACATGAACTTGAGTTCCGTTCCATGTCCAGGGCAAAAGATAATCGCTGAAAATTGTTCCTGTTGGTGCATTTGGGGAGGATGTTATTGTCAAATGTGATGGAAGATTTGACAGCCTTCCAACGCTCAAATTGCTTGGCTCAAGTGGATTAGTTAAAGCACTTAAATTTGAAGGGCTTGCAGGAGAATTATCAACAGAAATATTTGAAGGGTTGGCAGGAATTGTGCCTTGCAGTTCAACAACAACGATTCCGCTTGGTGCTGTTGGTCTTGCTAGTGCCGTCAAGTTTGTTGGTGCTTCAGGACTTCCACCCAAAAGAATATTTGAAGGGCTCTGTGGCGTTGTTTCAGCATCAACAAAACTTGGAGCGGTTGGAGCTAATACTTCTGAAACATTGACAAGACTCGGCTCGAGTGGATCGAGCAAAGTTATTTCCTGGAAAGTGCTGAATCGATTTCGTAAATTAATTGACCCTTGAAAAATTGTTTTTGTTGTTCCGTTTTTTACATCTTGAATCTCCACAATTGCTTTTCGTTCCTCGACTCCATCAAGGAAGGTTTGCAATTCTGATGTTTGGAAATCAACAAGAGAAGAAAAGCTCAAGCCGTTATAATTTAAAGTCTGCAATGAAATCAAATTTGTTGTGCCATCCGTAATCAAAAATTGTATCGAGTGCTGTTCTCGGTCTGCTAAAAGCTCGCCAAGTTCATTGACCAAGTGAATATCAAGCTTTACAACATCGCCAAAAAATACAGGATCAATCGCTTTTTGCCCAGTAGTTAAATAACCATTACGAAGGCTTGATGATGGATTTGCATCTTTGTCAATGTAAAGTTTCATATTACTTGTGCGGTCACGGCGGTTGGATAACTTGGTAAGAGTGGACTCGAAATGTAACTATCAAGCAACCGAATTGGTGCTTGAAGCAAGACTTCACTTTCCAAAGATGCCTCAAATGAAACCTCAAGGGCTAAATTTCCGCTTGCTTGCATGACTTCATTTCTAGCCAAATCCAAAACAAAAGAATATGTTCCGTTATCTTCTGCTCTCTGTTGTGCCTGTGTAAATAATTGCCTTGTTGATATGATGCCCACACTCATTTTGATGCGTGCATCGGGTCGGCTTAAAATTGCAGGCTTCGTTCCTTCTTTATTATAAAGGGTTACATCAATATTGACTTGATCGCCTTTTACAAATTCAAAGTTGCTCGGGATCCTTCTTTGAGAGTTTGCTTCAATCAATGAATCTGTTGCGATTGCGTCCGTGTTGATATTAATGTTCATTTCTTATAAGGGAATTTTTTGTTTAGCATTTCTTGCCGTTTCTTGCAACCCCCGCATTGAGGTATCCCAAAAAAGTCGGTTGCTTTTTTTATTGTATCGCCGAACCCTCTTGAAACTTCTTCTTGAGCTTTTTTCCTTTCTTCTAAAACAATCTTTTTTTGTTCTTCGTTCATGAGTTTGTGACAATATAAAGGGCAAGTGATGCTGTTCCTGCAAAACTTGTGTCGGCAAAAACATATCCTGCAATAATTCCACCTAAGTCGGTGTCTCCGCATTCGCATTCATTTGCATTTCCTCCGCTTTGCAGTCTGCCACCTAATTGCCTTCTCAATAATATTCTAGCGGTTGAACCAAGACCGCCATCTGTTCCGCTATTTGTTACAGCACCATTTGTATCAAACTCGCTCCATACTCTTCTCGTGGATGCATAAAACTCGCCACAATTTTCTATGGCATATCCAATCCTTGAAGTTTCTCCAATGAATCTGTTGAAGTAAATATAATCTTGGCAATAAGATCTTTTACAAGGTTTTCCTGCTCGAGCTATTCCATCGTTTGAAGGATCCCAAAAAGTGTCGTTTTCATGTTTGAAATCCGAATAAGTTTCTTCAGAATGTAAATAGTATTTTGTGTTTGGATATGGGTCTGCTTGACTTCCTACCCAATTTGAAGCCGTTGCAATAACTTGAGAAAAAGTATGAGTTCCGAAGTTTGCAGACCCTAGCCACCAGGTGCTGACTTGAATGCTTGAAGGAACGCTGACTTGACAGCATGGCAAATTATAAGAAACAGGCAACGGCTGTCCTGTGTCACAATCAATGACTTGGTTGTCAGGTCTTGGACAGGAACCATTATCGAAACAAGGTTCTTGTTCGCACTCGCATGGATCTCCCTCGCAATTGTCGCAACAATTACCCCGCTCTTGATCGACTCTCCTTGTGAAAAATGTTGTCATTAGATTAAAAGCACTTCGATAAATTCGTTATTGCCGTCTGCTAAATCTTCTTCGTCAGGAATTATGAGAAATTCCCTTTCCTTGATGATTCCTTCCTCACAAAGCTCGATCTTTTTTTTCATCAAAGTTTGTGTTGGTATTTCCGCAATTTTATCGTCAAATGATTCTTGTTTTTTTTCTTCTGAAGGTTGAGGAATCTTTATTGTAATTGTTTGAGTTCCTCGTACAATTTCCAAGTTGTCTCCATATTCAATCTCTAAGCTTTGCAATATATTGATTGCATCAATAAGCTCATTTGCTTTTTCTGTATGAAGCAAAGTCGGAGATCCACCTTTGACAACTTTGGCAATCATCTAAACTCGCAACGAAATCTTTTCACTAAATAAAGATCTCCAAATAGTTGGGTTCTTGTTTCAGGGAATGGAACCATTTCTTTCCTTCCGATCTTTGCTTTGTAATCGTCAAATGTTGGATTTGTCAAAGTAGAAACATAGTTGACCTTGACCACGCCAATGCCAAACTTTGCAATCATTTCTGACATGTCTGTTCCAATATATCTTACGAAGTCGGGAGTAATTATATATTTAACATAGGCGCTAAAATTTGCAGGCTCCAAATATCCGTTTCTGCCGTAAGTTCCTAAAGCTTCTTTTGTAAGATCAGGTGACAAATCAGTTTTTAATTGTATGCCTTTTTCGTTTTTCCAATTTTCAGAGGTCACTTTGTTTTCTTCAGAATATTGTTCAAGCTTGATTGAAAGCTGTTTTTCTAAATCTAAAAAGACTTGAAATTTTTCTCTTAATGGATTGTAGGCTGAATAAGGCATCGGTTCTCCGAATTTGTATTTCGCATCACGCCTTTCTAGTTCTGCTTTCATCCTTGCTAAAAGCTCGGGGCTAATATTTGGGTTGTCTTTTGGCACTTCGTGATCAGGCAAATCTCCAATTTCTCCACTTGTTGAACCCTTCGAAGTTGAGTTTGTTTCAATTGTTTCAGTCACTTCAACAGGAACCAATAAGCTGAAGGCTTCTCGCAATGTCATGTCTTTTCCGCCTCTATATTCTGAAAGCGTTCTCGGTTCTCTTTCCTCATAACCGCCAAGAACCGTTCTCTCTATTCCGTTGATTCGTCTTGTAACAAGTCGCCTGAAGGGTTTCCAATCAAGTCGGTAGTGTTCTTTATAAACGAAGTGGTCGGCTTTGAATGCAGGGAATGAAACCGATTCGTTTTGCTCCGTAACTTTTTTATAGTTGTTGAAATTAAAAGCGTAAATGTTTGTAAATCTAATTAAACCACCTTTCAGAGTCCTAACATTTGTTTGTTGTGCAAGATGACCGCCTCCATTATTTGGCAAAGTGGAACCCAAAACAGGGTCTGTGAAATATTCAGCACGAACTACAAAATCTTGATGTAGTAGATAAATATCATAGTTGTCAGGAATTGGGTAAGTGTACTTAGCAGTTCCAACCATCAATGGTTGCGTAAGTCCGTTTGGCGAATCGTAAGTAATCATGATTTTTTATTGGTTAACAAATTTACCTTTTAGCGTTTCATCAATGCTTTCCAAAGTTTCTTGCTGTAATTCACTTTCCACTTTTATGACAGGAGAAAACTGACCCATTGAAGGCAAAGAAGGCGGGGCCACATTGACTTCAACTTTTGGCGGGGCCACATTGACTTTTAAATTTTCAGCAATGCGGTTTATTTTTTCGACGCTTGCTTCTGCTATTTTCTTCATGGCTTCCGCATTTGCTTTTTGTTGCATTTCTCCTGCTTTCTTTACTCCTGCCTCTTGCTCTTTTCCAACTGCTTTAATCCGTGCTTCTTCTGCAAGAATTTCTTTCAACCTGTCATTCAAAGCTTTCATCTGTGCCTTGTGCTGATCTTCAAGCTTTACCTTTTCGCCTGCAATTCCGTCAAGTGCTTCTTTGGCTTGGTCATCGATTACAAGTTTCATTTCTTGATTCTTCAATGCTTCAAGTCTTTTAAGTTCTCTTTGGCTCCAAGGGTCATCTTCGTCTTTAAGCTTTCTGATCTGTTCTTCCCATCGCAAAATCCTTCGTGCCGCGCGTATTCTTCTCCTGTCTGCCCTTGTTGTTTTTCTATCAATTTCTTTTTGGGCCCAAAGCATAACATTGTCGGCTCTGATTCTTTCCGCTTGTGCATCCAATTCTTTTTGAGCGGCTTCCTTCAAAAGAAATGCTTTTTTCTCCACAAGTTCAATCCCTTTGGCTTCATTCACTCCAAGCTTTTCGGCAATCTCTAAGGCTTGCTCCCTCATTTCAAGTTGCTTTTCTAATGCGTCTGCCAGGTCATTGTCCCCTTTTGCTCTAAGATCCAGGACTGCAAGTTCATTTTCGATTGCTTTCTTGTTTTGTTTTCTTTGCTCTAAAAGTTCCTTTGCTCTTTGGATTTCCGCATCATCAAGCCCTGCTTTCTTTTCAGCTTTTGCATTGAGTTGACCCTCAATAAAGTCGATTTCTTTGCCAACTGCTAAACGATTTGAAACATGGTCCACGGCTTCTTGCAAAGATATGTTTCCTTTTTCGTATAACCTTGTGACCATGTCCTCGAACTTGTGGCGTTCCCTTGTTTCATCTGCTAGTTTTTTGCCTCCTTTTTGCAAGGCTTCAAGCATCTCTGTTTCTCTTTTAAGGTCGATTATATGTTGAGCCGTTCCATCAAATAAATGTTCCATCTGCACAAGTCTTGCGGTTTCTTCATCTGCAATCTTTTTTGCCAATTCTGCTTGTAGTTCTGCATTGTTTTTTAATCCTAATGCCACTTCAAGCTCTTGTGCTTGAATCTCGAGAAGGGCTTGTTTGCTTTTTTCTAGTTTTGTCGAATACTCAATGACTTTTAATTCACTATCACCTCGCTCTTTTACAAAATTAAGCATTGCTTCATAGTCTTCAACGGCTCGCTCTAGTTGCTTCTTATCCCATTGCATTCCGAAGCCTTGCAGTTTTTTTTGTTGTCCCAAAAGTTTTGCTTGTACCTCGACCGCATCTTCAAGTTGTTTCGTTAAAGGCAATTCTATGGTTGCTCCTGCTACTCCATTTAATTCCTTTTTTAGTTCTGCAACTTTGTTTTTTGCTTGTTCAACTTTTCCTTGTAATGCGGTGAAATTGTCTTGTAATTTTCCCACCGCAAGCTTTTCCATTTCTTTGATTTCTGCCGTTGTTTTACCAATTCTTTTTTGAAACAAATAAAGTGGTGCAAGGATTGCCGTTATTCCTGCAAGAAATAATACAAACGGATTTGCTAAAGCAACAGCATTCATGGAGGCTAAAGCTAATCGAAGTGCTTTTGTTGCTTTGGTGAAATCCCTCAATGCAACTGCCTTCATTGCCCCGAGGAACAATTTCATGGATCTTGCGTTACTGCCAATTACTAATCCAAGGCTTGATTGAGCAAGTGTCAAAGTTCCTGTTGCTACGCTCATTGCAAGAGTTTTTATTTTTCCTGCAAGTAGGATGCCTGTTAATACAACAATCTCGCTACCATAATCTTTGACAATTCCAATTGCACCTTGCAACAGCGAGTTTAATGTTTTGACTGCTCCTGAAATTGGTTTTGCTCCTGTGGCAAGCAATGTCTTAAAACTTCGTCCCATTTCTTCCAAAGCTCCTGAAGCATCTTGTAAAGCTTTGACATTGTCATTTCCTAGAATCACCCCGAGATCTTCCGCTTGTTTTCCAAATTTCTGCACATTTGCGGATCCATCTTTCATGAATTGCAACATGGCTGAACCTGATCGCCCCATTAAATCCATTGCATTTTTTAATCTGATTGCAGGATCTTTTGTATTTTTTAACCCGTCCGAAACTTCCATTAAAATTTGCTCGGTACTTTTTAAAGCACCTGATGAATCTCGGATGGCAACCCCTAGTTGTGCAAATGTGTCAAGATATAGTTTAGAACCTATGTCTGCTTCTCCAATTGATCTTGATAGCTTTTCAAGAGCTTTGCTTGCCTGCTCAGAAGAAGAACCATTTTGCTCGGCGGCATATTGCATTTTTTGAAGAAATTCTGCCGTAACTCCGAGCCTCGAGGACAGGTCTCCAATTGATGCACCAAAGTCTATTGTGTCTTTGGTTGCTTTTACAAGAAGAGCACCACCTATAAGTCCTGCAAATTTTGATTTGAAGGTATCAGCAAATTTATTTGTTTGCGTCGATGCCTGTTGCAAGCCTTTCTGAAACCCTTTTGTATCGGCTCCAAATAAAACTTTAACATGATTTGAAAATGCCATTTCTTAAAAGTAGGCATTCAGCAAAATTAATCGAGTCAATTCTTTTGACTTCGTTTCTTTAATTCTTTCATCAACAATTCTGTTTCCATTGCTTGAATTGCTGTCATTCTGTTTAACTTTTCTCCATTTTGTAAAGCGTATCTTTCATGAATTGCTGTGTTAAGCTGAAAGATTTGCCGAATGGGAATGTTTAAAATTTCTTCAATCCTCCATCCATATTCTTTTGCGTATAAATCAATCTGTTGAGTAAGGAATAAGCTGTGCTGTGGTGCATTCCCTTCTCCACCCTCTAATGTATCTGCATCAACGAAAGTCGATTCCAGGTAGGTCCTTAAGTCTGCAATTGCACTTTGAAATTTTACTTGAATTACTTTCTTGCAAAAAACATCTCGTTTTTTTGCATCTGTGGAAAAGTCCGATGAAAGAACCCAAAGAAAAACAGCAAGATCAGTTTGCGTGAAATTGCTGTTTTGCATGATTGGAGACTCTAACCCTTCAAGGATGAAATAATCCTTCAAGGTCATTTGTCTTATTTCAATTCCTCCAATTGTGGAGTTTAAATTTAACCAAGCTTCGAAGCGTTGGTTTTCTGCTTGCTCCTTCTTACGAAGGAACTCTTTTGGTAAGTCGATCAATCGTTCAGTTTCTCACGAGCGGAAAAGCTTTGAGTCGCAAAACTTCCATTGCTTCGGGAAACTGAAGTTTCAGTCACTAAATAGTTTACACCTTCAAGTGCGAACTCTTGCCCTTGTGTCAAGTTTGGGTTTGATGAATCAACAACGGCGGTTCCGCTTAACTCTTTTGGTCTTCCAACGAAGACTTGAGAAATGACTTGCCCGTCCGATCCTTCAAGTTCAATAACATTTGTTCCCTCGCTTACGCTAAAGTCTTGTAGCAAATAGTCGTTTCCGTCAATTGCGATTACTGCACCGCCAAAGGTGTATTGTGTTCCGTCTCTTGTAACTGCCATAATTTTTAAAGTTAAGTTTTTGTGTGATCTAGTTTGAAAGTAATTTGAAACATCAAGGTTGTTTGGTCAAGATTGTTTTCTTCGTTTTGAATTGTTGATGATGCTTGAGGCTGAATGTCAAAGATTTCGTATTGGTTCGAAGTAAAGCCATTGACTCCGTTAATCATGTTTGCTCGCACCTTTCCGATTCGTTCATGATGCAGTAAATCATTTTCTCGATAAGTCTGCACTTGTATCATTACTTGCCCTTCATGCAGGTCATATTCAAATTGATTATTCAAAACCTGTCTGCCTGTGTCAAGGATTCCTCCGTATTCAAAAGCAACTTGAATATTATTTTCTGCAAGTTCTACCATTCCAAAAGTCGGGTAAGCTTTTAAACCTTTAGAAACTAAAAAGGCTGAAACTTCACCTTCTATATTTTTTTCGAATTGAAAGTTTTTGCTCATATTGTTGGCAATAATGTTTTGTAAGGATGCGTTACGGGAAGGTTTCCATCGATGCCCCACTTGTGAGCGAGGTAGCCTTCGATTTTTTGTCGGTCATTGCTATCTGTAAAAGCGATGACTTCTGCAAATTTGCCCACAAAGTTCTGAGTTTCACCTTCAGAATGGCCCAGGTTGAAGGTATTAAGATTATCCACTCCTGTATTTCCTGAGTCAGTTAGTGTTCCATTCAGAAAAGCCGCTCCACTAGAACCATTTATTTTCGCAACAAGTAAGTGAAATGATCCTTTAGTTGTAGAACCAAAACCTACGAAGGTATTACCACCGCCTGATGTTTTACCAAAAATCTCAACATTTTCTCCGCCTGTTAAGGGTCTCTTTCTGATTGCACATCTATCTAATGAGCTAGTTGTTCCAGCCCATAAGAAATATTGATCTGTAAATACTGCATCGAGTTCTACTAGAAATGCCAAGAAAATTGGGTTCGATATGTTGTGCGAAAAGTTGCTATTTTCTAAGCAGTCATCATTAAAGTCTAGAACATTTAATGAATTTTGCGTTATTGTGTTGGTAGTCGGCCCTGTTTCCCCTGTGACGGGAGCTAGGTTTAAACCATTTCCGCTCTTGTCACTCCATTGAGTAACCTCCGACCCGCTCGAGGTAATGGTTGAGCTATCGCTTGCATCCCACCATCCTTCGATTGCCGTGCTGTTTTCAGGACTCCAGGAAGCACCAACAGAAATGTTGCTTGGTGTGATTGGATTTCGTGCAAGCGTAAGATTGCCAGGGGCAAGTGGATTTTTATTAGTCGTAAGATTGCCAGGGGCAATTGGATTTTTATCAAGCGTAAGATTGCTTGGAGCAAGCGGTATGGAATCAAGCACAAGATTGCTTGGAGCAAGTGGCGTGGTTTCAAGGATAAGATTGCTTGGAATAAGCGGGCTCTTGTCAAGTACGAGATTGCTTGGAGCAAGTGGTGTGGTTTCAAGGACCACATTACTCGGAATAAGCGGTGTGGTATCAAGTGAAATGTTGCTTGGAGCAAGTGGAATCGATGATGCCGAAACTAATAAATTGCTCGGAGCAAGTGGGTTTGAAATTGTAAAAAATTGTGATGGTATTCTTGGGCTTCGATCTAATAAAATGCCACTTGGTTCAATTGGGCTTCGATCAATTGTAATATTACTTGGCGGGTTTGATCGTCTGCCTGTTCCGATAAAAATAATAGTTGGAGCCAAGGGCTGTTGATTGTCTCCAATTTGTGCAGGCGTTGGGTCGATGTATCTAAAGCCTGCAATCTTTTCGACATTTAGCTCGATTGCATCTTCTCTTTTTTCTACTGAATCAATACGAAATCCTTGGTCACGAATTATAATGGTTTCATTGACTTTCGGATCGGATCCTAAAAGCGAATATTCCGTCAAAGGAATTACAAGGTTTAAGCTTTGCTCTTCGTAATATCCTGAAAGCTCAAGGCTCTTGTTTGCTTCTGATTGTCCAACACTTGCAGGAATGGTTTCCCCCCTAAACAAAACATCCTCACCGAAGCTTTGAACTTCGGCAAGGAATGTTTGTGCGAGTGCGTCTCTCCACTCCATCAGCTTTGAGGCTTACGCCTCCGCTTTTAGGTCGAGTGCGTCAATTCCGTATTTTACCCTTACAGAATAAGATTGAGAAAGTGCTGTTCCTTGATCAGCTGAAACAGGATTTCCTTTAGAAAGTGTGAAGTTCTCGGGCTTGTCACTCAAGCTATTGATTTGAGCTTCTGCCTTGTGAATCACACCCCATAAGAATTTCCTGCCGTCATTTTGCTCGCTTGCGTCAAGATCGTGCAAGTCAGTTCTTTTGATTAAGATATAATCAGAGTCAGCATCAAGGTTTCCTTGAATTGCATCCGTTCCATTTATCTCAGTTTCTACCAAAGTAGAAACCAAGTTTGCAGAAGCATTGGAAATGCTTAAAGAAACAAGTCCTTGAATGTGTCCGCTTGCTCCATTGAAAGCAGTTTGAACTTGGGACTGCGTGTAGGAAGCAATACCAACCGCAGGAACTTCAGGAACTTCGTCAGTTCCACCTGCCAAGTCTGTTGACCCTGTGGTAGCTAATGCACCTGCAAGATTGGTAAAAGTAATTTCAATGTTGTCCTTAACCGAAGCCCCTGCAAGAGCGTACAAGTTTGCAATGTCTGCTTGAGTCTTGGTTCCAATTACATCGTCAAGATCAATTGTTAAAACTCCATTTGCAAAGCTCATGTTGTCGGCAACTTGACTTTCATTAATCAAAACAGAAAAGCCTGTATCCCCTGCAACTTCTGCCTTGTAGGTGATTCCATCGATTGCAACTTCGTCAAAAGTTGCAGGAACCGCAGGAGTTGAAGCAATTGATTGAACTGCCATTGTGATTGCATCAGCGTTGGAACTAAATTCAATTCCTGATGCGTTTGGATCTTCCACAATTTCAATGCTTGGCGGACTTGCTAAAAGTCCTCCCGCATTTGCGGTGAAGGTCAATCCGTCATGCGTTACTGAGCCAAAGGTTTCAACCTCTGAAACAACTTCTTGGAGGTCACCGCTTCCATTCGTAGAAATAAATTTCGCAGAAGGAAAGATGCCTGTTGTGTTTATGGTAGCCATTTTAGTTTTGAGCTAAAACTGCAACTTGTGTTCCCTTGGCAACTGCTACGCCATACATCGTAGTAAAGGCTCCGTAGTGAATGCCTTTGCTTGCATCATAGAATCTACGATAAGCACATTGGAGACCAAGTCCATCAATGGTGAAAGGAGTAAACTCTTCGAGAGTAGCAGACCCGCTTGTGTCGGGCATCCTGTTGACAACAACTATGGCATCACTTGAGCAAGCGATTGAATGCGGGTCTCCTGTCGCAAGAGTACCATGTGCATTTGTTACTGAAGTCTTCATGCCAAAGAGTTGATTGAACCTTCCGCTTTCAAGAACAGAATTGCCAAAGGTCTCAATCGAGTTTGGTAGAAGATTGTTGCTTGCTTGAGCCCCGAGAAGAAGGTGGCGATTCATGCTCGCACCATTGTCATCAAGTGTCCCGTGCAATCCTTGAATGTCACTTATGGCAACCGAAGTATTGGCAACCGAAGTAACATTTCCTGCAGGAATATCTCCTGCGGTAACTGCTGAATCAACGGAAGTGTAAAGCAACTTTATTAAGTAGCGACCAAACTCGTTGGCGTTTTGGCTTGCGTAGTTTTGCAAGCTCAAAGGTGACTTATTCAAGTGATTGTCATTGAGATGGAAAGGTTTGATTCTTTCTTCAACGCTAACCGAAACGGTTGTGACATCAGAATCTGAGTCACCTGTGTAACCTGTTGCAGATGCATAATCTCTTGCGGTGTCGTCAGTATTGACAACAGGAACTTTGACGGTTGCGGCTCGACCTACAACATCATTGGAAATGTCAAGGGTAAGCTCGTTGAGTGGGGCAAGCATATTTTGCAACACGCTAACCGCTGTGGAAATTGTAATTTCGGATGATATATTATTTGCCATGATTTAACTCTTTAGTTGTTTAGATTCCAAGTTTGCATGAGTTTCCCCATATTTTGTTTGATTAATTGATTTTTTTCTGACCATGAGGAACACGCTTGAAGTTGTTCTTCAAAAGTTTTTTGCTCGATTTCAGTTGGAGCGTCAACAGGATCGCTTCCCATTTCATCGATAAATTTTGCGTATTTAATTTGCCACTTTTCAGCTTCCTCTTTTTTGCTTTCCAACTTTTCAGAAAGTTCTTTGTTTTCTTCCTCAAGTTCCGAATGCTTTTTTGCAAGGATCTCAAAATTTTCTTGAGTTGTTTTTAACTCCAACGCCAAGGATTCTTTCGCTTCAATGGTTTCCGAAAATTGCTTTTGCATTTCATCTTGCTTGGCTTCAGCAAATAAACCTGTCGGATTACTCGCAGGACTTGCGACAATAGAAAACGCAGAAACTTCTTTTGCACGAGCGAAGACTTCCACATCAGATTCCGAATCTTTATCAAATTGCTTTGCTTCTCCATCTTCATAGTAAATTAATTCCGCTTGAAACTCGGCAGAAACGCCAAAGGCTTCAGGTGCTTTGTCTGCAAGTTCGAATAGCATTTCGAAATCTTTTGGGTTATTGTCCCGCCATGCTTTTAAAGCGGTAAAGTCTCCAAGCAGTTTTGTATATTGCTCATCTTGTTCTTTTCTAAAGTTTGACCATAAGCCGATTGAATCAAGTGCATCATTCTCGGGAGAATGCGTATAATAAGCCTTGATCTGTTTGCCATCGACTGCTGATAGAAAAGAATCAATGCTTGCGTCATCAATGCTCAAGTTGTGTCCTTTTGCTTCAGGAGTTGAAATCAAGCTCACCCCTTTAATCATGGAATTTTCTCGATCAATGTTTCCTTCTGCAAGTTTTGCTTCTTCAAAATTTATAATCATTCCCGAAAACTGAAGGAAGTTTTTTCACAACGCAAGAAAAAAAAAAGAGCCTGCCCTACACCAAAAGGACAGACTCTAAAACAGAAAGTTTTTAAATTATTTGCCTTCGTCTATTTGTGCAAGCTTTTTGGTAGCCCATTCGACTCCTGAAGTGCCACCCCATGCGTCCCACATTATTCCGCCACACCCTTCGGAATAAGGAACATCTTTATGTTGTTGATGTCTTTTAAAAGATGCCATTCGTGCAATTGTATCCCTCGAGATTTTTTCTCTCCTGGCAAGTTGTCCTGCTCTTGTCCATCCAACTTGAGTTCCGCAAGTGCTTCCGTTTTCTTCCTTCCACTTGATTGCTTTTTTTGCGTTGTTGGATGCTGACTCAGGATAATCGTTGTAAGTTTCGGCAAGCTCCAAAGATTCAAGTTCTTCTTGTGATTCTTCGGCTTGCCTTTCGTCTTCAGACTTTGGAGGCAAACCCACTAAGGCACGAACTTCGTCTTGGGTCATGTTTTCCAAAATCTTTGTTGCAACGAGTGGAGAAAGTTGACCCATGGCATCTGCAACAGGATCCACTTTAACGCTTGGGTTTGTGTTTTCTTTCACAAGGTTTTGATCTTCTCCAATCTTTACAATTTCTTCTTTAAAGTCTAAGCCATTATTTGCAAAAATTGTTGATTTACTTGCAAGCCCTTTCTCTATCAATAAAGCATCCGTTTGGGCATCCTGCCTCCTGTCAAGTGTTGGTGACCTGGTCCATTGAAACGAAACTTCTTCCCTGTCTTCATTTGGTAAAATTTCTTCGTTGCTTTCAAATTTATAAGTTCTCCACCTTGCAAGCCTTCGCAAAAATGTATCTTCAAGCATTTCCCGAATCTGTTTAAATCTATGATTTGTCACTTCCCTTGTTGCTTTGGAAGAACTGAAGGAAGCGTTTGACCAACCCACCAAATTTTCCATAGTGATTCCAACGCTTGAGCAAGCAAAAGAAATTAGTTGACGCATGAATGCATCAACTCCGTCAATTGCTCCACCTTGAATAGTCTGCACGCTTTCGCCATTTTCTAAAAGAAGCAATGACCCCGAATAAAGCTTTTTATAACTTGAACGCATTTGATCGCCCTCATACTCGTTGCCATCCCATCTTGCCGAATAAGGTTGGTTGCTTGTTATAAATCCTGTTAGGGCTGAACTGACCTTCACCTTGGCCGTGTAAGCTGTTTGCACTTCGTGAATGTCCTGCAAGGTCTTGGTTGCAGACGCAAGCATTGGAGTTCCCCTTTGCTGTCCGATTCTCAAATTATTTGAAATGTGAATGATGTTGCTTGCAGGAACATAACTTGCGTTTGACTCGTCAACCATGCCGTCTTTCATCTGACAAATTCGATATGCTTGAGCTGTGCCAAATCGATTGGAAACTATTCCTGCCGATTCATTTTCTCTCATCTGTGTTTTGTCCATCGAGCTTGCCACCCGCTCACTAGGTATTAATTGAATCGATCCTGTTTTTGTAAGCAAAATAAAAACTTCTCCTGCAAGTAAAAGGTCTGAAATGATATGTTGCAAAACCTTCTGCATTCCGAAGCCTGTGACCTCGCAGTTTTTGAAATACTTTTTAAAAAGATTATTTCTTGCTTCGTCGTAAATTTCTACACCTGTTGTGCTTTGAAAAGAACATTGTCCAAGATTGGAAACAAATACTTGTACGATACTCCGTGCAATTGGATTATTTCTTTCAAGGTCCCTTAATGTACTTAACATTTCGAGGCGATTGCCTCGTTGAAGAACTTTGTCCTCACTCTCTAAAATTGAAGACCTGTCAAGTGCGTCATTCTGCTTTCGCCAACTTGGTCGGCTTGCTGAATAGCCAAATTGAATTTCGTTTCCTCTGCTGTCTAGTAATGTTTGCGATCGCATACAATTGCCTCCTTAAATGGAAAGTTGTTTTCGATTCCTTGAATCCTCGAATTGATTATTTCATATTCCTTTGTGGCAACTTCAAGTTCCTGCCTGATTTCTTCTTGTGATCTAAAGGCTTTGCTTTGTCCTGCCGAACTGAAACTTGTCATGCCCAAGCTTTCCAAGCGTTCAAGTGTTTTCTCTAGTCGCTCAATCCTTTTTTGCAGGAAGTCAAGCTGTTGTTCGTCTGATCTGTATTTTGTACTCATTTGAAAAGTAATGGATAATATTTGGGCATAAATTCTTTTAAATCATCAATAAACCCTTTTTCCATAGAATCAAGGAAAAGCTTTTTTCGTCTGCCGATTGAATCGTTTAATTTCCATTGAAGCCTGCCCCTTCCTGCAACTTTCATTCCCTTAGATTCAATGACCAAGGAATAATCATTTTTGCTTGTTGAGTTATTTACCATTATTGAATGCCTCACAAGTTTCTGAACCGCTTTTGACCTCATCAAGCTTGCTCCTTTTGGTTGTCTCGGAAACCTCACTTTTCCTTCTTTTGCCATCCAATAAAACACGCCTGCGGTCAATCCTTTCCGAGCAATAATTTTGTCAGCTTTTCTTTCTTGTCCGAATATATATTTTGCCCACTCGCCCGAGTTGATTCTGTCCTTTTTCTTTATTGCTTTCAGTCTGCCTTTTTTCTTTCCTGTTTTATAAATTTCTCGTTTTGCTGTTTGCTTAATTGGGTAACCAATCCAACTTTGGTTTGGTTTTGGAAGTTTATAATATTGCCCGCCAAATTTTCCCTTCCCTGCTTTGATCGGTCTTCCCACATGCTTTTTTTTGCCGTCCGTATGCATCGTGACAAGTCTTCCACCTTTTTGCCCTTTGTACCTTTTGCCTTCGGGAATTGTTCTTTTGACAATTGCCTTTGTTGTTGCAATTGGTGTTTGCTTGATCGCTCCCACGAAGACATGACCAAGCTCTGCCTTTATTGTTTTTTCCCTACTCTTGCCCGAGATTTTTGCTAGTCGATTAATTACAGCATCAAATCCTTTTTTGTCGATTTCCATCTTAAAGGTATCTGCTGAAAGTTTTGACATTACATTTCCTCGGGTTCGTGTTGTTCGCTTAATGGCTTTCTTTTGAAATCTTTTGGACGATCAACTTTGCTTCCTGTTTTAGTCTTTCGGAAAAAGTAACCCATTGCAAGTCCGTAGTTTAAGCAGTCAAACCAATGGTTTTCACGATCTACTTGTTTAAACTCAAACTGCCTTCTTCCGCTTCGGTCTCTTATTTCAATTTCTACTTCTGCCAGGAGATGCCGATAGAGTAAAGCATCTGCATTTCTGTAAATGCTAAGTCCCGCAATTGATTGATTTCTCATCTGCACCAGCATCCTTTTAAAATGGGAATTGTTTATGTCAAAGCGTGTTATTGTTCCGACCTTGGCTTCGTCTTTGTTTCCATCAATTGGGTTGACTTGCACAAGGTTTAATTGCCCCTGCATCTTTTGTTGTCCTCGGATGGCAAACCATCTCGAGCCTAGTCTTTTGACATTACTTAAAACAAAGCCTGTGTTGTATGCAGAATCCACGCCTGCAAAGTCGCATTGGTATCTTTTGTATAGGTCATCTAATTCATCAAAATTGTCAGCCCTTCCATTGTCTACAATGTGGCAAATTCCGTTTGTATCATGTGCTGTAATCATCCAATAAAACTCGTATTTTTGAACATCACAAGTAAGGATCATTATTGAGTTTGGAGGTATTTCTCCTTTGCTAAATTCTGACTCTAGTTCTTTCATTTTTATTATGTCAGGCGTGTCCTCTGTTTCATGCCTCCAAGGCAACGCTTGAAAAGAGTTTCTAAAGTCTTGCAATTCATTTGTGCCCTTTGCTTCAAGAAACATTCGAGCAGAATCTTTGATGCTTATGTAAGAAGAATAAAGCGAGTTAAGATGGTAACCTTGATGCGATTCATCAGCGAGCGGGTTTGTGCTTTCCCACTTGGCAAGGTCATGACTAACCATTTTGTTTTTGCTTGCTGTATCAGAAACAGAGAAACCACAATAAGGGCAAACAAGCTTTGCTGAATCTGCTGTGGCGTTAATGTCCAGGTCTCCGCCTGCTGTAACTTTTTCCCATTGAACAGAAAATTTTTCTTCGTCTTTTGCAAATCCAATTTCTGCAAGTTCATTGCAATTTAAACAAGGGACCCGATATGTTTTGAAAGTGCTTTGCTTCAGGTGGTGGTAAATTGTTTCTGCTCCATCATCAATAGTTGGCGTGCTTGCCAAAACAAAAAGCTTGGATGACCCATAAGCCTTGATCCTGTTACTTGCTAGTTGAATTGCTCCTGCTTCTTTTTTGTTTCTTACTTCTGCCTTGTCGCACTCATCAAAGCAAACAACCGCACAAGGGAAAGAAGCTAATTTACCTGCTGATCCTGCTCCGCCCAAATGTACATTGCAAGATTTCAAATTATAGGTGAGGATTGAAAAGTTGTCAGGGTTATCAGGCAAAATCTTTGAAACTTCTTTGGAAGCTCGCATCATTGGTTGAATCCGTTCTTTGCTGATCTGTCTTGCTGATCCATCGCTCGGCATAAGATACAAAACAGGTTTCGGGTTTTTGGTTACCACATACAAAAGACCGATATGCATCAAGGTTGTCTTTCCTGTTTGTGAGGCAAAGCAAATTGTCAGCTTGTCGGTTTGCTTGTTTCCAAATTGATCCAACGGCTCGCATATATATTTATTAAATCCTGCTTTGAAGTAACCCGCATAAGGGGAAACCTCTTTCGGGATATAAATATTTTTTTCTGCCCAATCAGTGACGGATTGATTTTCTGTTGGTTGAAATACGGAAAGTGCGTGGTCAAGTAATGCGGACATTTTCTGTTTGTTTATTTTTTTTAAAGTTTTTCTGCAGGTCTTCAAATACTTGATTCATTTCTTTTTCTAGTATTGCTTCTGCACGGCTCGGGTCGTTTGGGTTTAGAGCGTTGCATAAGTTCTCGGGCATTTGCTCTAGTGCTTTTTTTAAAGGATACAAAACTTGGAGCAAAACTTTTTGAGCTTCGTCCGCATCAACTAATTTTCCCTCTCGCTCCAGGACATTAAGTTTTTCAATTCTGTTTTTTAGAGCTATATTTTCTGCCTGCCCTTCCATCAACTGCCCTTTTAAATCAATGAGGTCTTGAGCGTGAAAAGTCTTTCCTCCGATTTCAATTTTTCCCGATCCTTGCTTGGCCAATCCTGCCCTTACTTGCAACCACTCTTTGGCTTCTTCTGTTTGCTCGGGCATCCCGAGTTTTTTGTATTTAAAAAAAGCACTTCGTGAAATGTCCAAAACCTCCCACTTTTCCTGTCCTCTGTTTTGCTCGAGGGTTTTTCGTTCTGTTGCAGTTAATGTTTTTCCTGCCCTTACCTTCTCAACAATGTTCTTAAAATCTGCATCTAGTGCTTTCCGGACAAGTTCCTGCTTCAAACCGTCTTGGTTTTCGCTCATTTTTTATCCTAGATTTATTGGAGCACATCGGTCGGAGTTGCACCGCCCTCTTTTGTCTGGTTGACAAATGTGTCACTCGTGTCACTTGATGCGCGTTTTTTTCCAAGATACATTTTTGCCCCTTTTCTGTCAATCTCACTGAAAGGCAGAACAGGCACTTGCAGGCGTGCTTTTGCTCTAGGATTTAAAAAGTAAATGTATCTTAGTTGATAACCTTGCAACTGAGTTGCCCCTATTTTTTTTAGAAATGGCAATGCTGAACCACTTCCGGTTTTTCCATATCTCGCTTTAACATTGTTTTTTCCTTGAGAGTTTTTGCCTCCAAAACCCGGATTAAAAACAATACTGCAAACGACTTCACCATCGGGCATTCTCCACATAGATGTGTTTTTTTTAATATCTGTTAAAACAAAACCGCTTGCTCGGTAAATAGTGCCGTCACCACATTGTGCTGCATCAGAATAGCTAACAACCCAAGAGATGTGAGGATAAGTTTTTTTAATTATACGCATTGCAACTGATATGGCCCTTGATTCTGAATTGCGTGGCAACCAATCTGCAAAGGCCATTCTGTGCAGTTCAATCCACTCGTTCCACCCTGCATCTTTGAAAAGGTTTCTGCTTGCGTGCTTGTTAACACTTGGCCCGAACTGCATTACTCCTCCACACTTGCCATTTAAAAAAACGCCAAAATGCACTTGGCTTCGTGGGTCTACTTTTCCAGAGTAATGTATTGATTTGCAAATACGGTTTCCATCTTGGGCTTTAATTGGTTTTACAATAATTGATTTAGCATTCATGGATTTTGCCGGTTAAAAAACTGACAAACAAAAGCAAGTGCGTTGCCGTTACTGTTTTCATTGATAGTTGATGAGCCATGCCCCATCTCCTTTGCTTTTCTGATTGATGCGTCAACCTCTTCGATTTGCTCATCATGCAGGGTAAATGTTTTTTGCTGAAACGGTGATTTGTCCCCACTATCTAGTTCTGGCAACCCCACTTCGTTGACTTCGTACTGATGGAACTGACTCATTAGCCTTTCTAATTCTGCCGAATCAAAGCCGGTGAGGTCTAGGTCGTTTTCTCCTGTGTCCAATTCCTCGAGCAAATCTTTTAAAGTTGTTGAATCAAGCTCGCTTAGTTCTGCAATTCTATTGTCTGCAATCATGTCGGACCATTCTTCAGCTTCTGATTCGTAATTTTGAACATCGACAGGAACAGAATCAAAGCCTGCCTTGATTGCACTTTCAAGCCTGCCGTGCCCTTTGACTATGAAACCACTCCGTTCGCTCACCACAATAGGAGAACGGAAACCTGTGGACTTCAAAATCTTAGCTAAAAGCTCAATCTGTTTTGGCGAATGCGTGTTTGGGTTTCTTGGATGTTTCACCAAGTCTGCAACCTTTACGAGTTTTTTGTAAGCACAATTAATTTTCATGCTCGCAAGCTTGGCAATAGATTAAGATCGGTCAAGGAATAAGTCTACAAAACGAAAAATTTTGGGAAATGTACAAATATCGCGACTCACACAGATCGGAAGAGCGTC